ATCGAGACTTAAAGATACAAAGACAACGGGTACTTTATCGGGGGCTTACGTTAAGGTTTAGCCTATTGGATATTTATCTGATAGTGAACTATTGACAGATTAAGTATTGACTAATTTGAATAATAAAATATTTTGTATATTTACTTATTATTCCTATATTTGTAATATTTAATTAAATTATACTATGAATGCTTTCTTTGATGGCTTATGGCTGTATCTTAAACTATTATTACTTCTTCCAATTTTGGGGTTGGGGGTTACGATTGTAATGTTTGTTATAGGTGGAGTAATTACTGGAGCATCAAACGTATTTGGATACATTTTTACAAAGTTAGATGCAATATGTACAAAGAATATAATATTGCAAAAGATTTGGTATATGATACTTGCTATTGGGGGGATTATTGTAGCATTAGGTGTTATTATTGCAATAATAAGTATAAACATTAGAAGTTGTAATGTGGATAGGTATGATAGTCATTTAGAATGGTATAGAAGATAGTGTAAAATGCAAGACAATAAATCCCCCCAGCCTACTTTAATTAGTAAGCTGGAGGTAATTGTATTTAGTTAAATTTTTTAGTTTTTAAAAAGAGTAATTCCCCAGTGTATTAAGTATGGTATTAACAATGTATAAAATATAAATTCAGAGCCATCATAATATCTTAAATCTGTGGATATAAATGGAAATACCCAATCACGTGCATCTCTATTTTTATCATAAAATATTAAACACATCATATTAATAACAAACCAAATCATATAGTAAGAGAGAGTGGTTTTAGCTTTGTTCGATAATTTAACCTTCGCCAATGCAGAAAGTAATAGAGAACATTTGTTAGTAGCATCTGCATTATTTACTAGCTTAATACCACAATGCTGACAATATTTAGAATCGTCGGCAACTTCTTTTCCACATCCTTTACAATACATAGATTTACTTTTGTATTTGTTGATATTAATTTATGGTACAATTGTGTACTATTTGCTCTTCATCTATAAACTCTACTTTCTCTTGAGTAATATTTAATCCTATATTTGCATCCTCAGATGCCTCACTATTATTTAATTTGATAAGAATCTTCTTACGTTTATTTCTTGCAAACCAATACATTTCACTAATAAGTCCTATTGGTTCGCCTACAGTGGGAACATAGTTAACATATAATCTAAATTTAGCTTCTTCTTCTGACAATAAGTCATTATAAACAAACATTTGAGATAATATTGGCTCTTTAGATGTTAATTGATATTTTAATTCACTTTGTAATACACATTCTATTTTCCCTTCTGTCAATCCTTCTACCCTAATTTCAATAGCTGATGCAACTCTTTTAAGTTCTAAAGAACATATATTATTTGATTTTGGGGAGAATTTATCTATAACACCATAATATCCATCTCCTTCTATCAAGTCTGTAGTATCATATAGTGTATTGGGAATATACCAATTAGTTATACCGTAAAATAGTCCATTGCTAGGATAATATATAAGTTCATCTGTATAAGTCTTATGGTATTTAATAGAACTTGTAGCACCTTTAGCACGGAACTCCCATTTAGAGAAGAAGTCATAATATAATGCGGCAGATATTCTATATTCTCTATTCTTCTTTAATTTCACGGTTATATTCTCTAAATTTCTAAAGAATCCATAAGCATAGTCACTAATTAAAGAAGTATTTGGATTTATTTCTTGTACTTCTATTGCATATACAGGATTTTGATTACCTGCCCGACTTATAGGTTCATCTGTTATATCTATAGAAGCATCTATAGATAATTTTAGTGGTACATCTATATACTCTTCTTCTATAGGTGGCACTACTGGTTCTTCATCATTATTGCAAGCTGTGAAGCTGGTGATAATAGAAATGGCAATCAGAGCCATACTTAATAATTTAAATACCTTCATTGCGATAACAATTTAAAAAGAGTTATTAATCTTTCGTCTAACACTTTTGCAAATATATAAATTAAACCAAATTTAACCAATAAAAATGCACAAATAATAATAAGAACATTAAAGCCTAATCTACCAATCAAGGCAGACTAGGCTCTTTAAAGTTCATAACAATTTATTTCTTCTTCCATCCACCATTTACTAAGGTAAATCTTTGAGCCTTATTAGAAGGAATCATAATAACCTTCTTATAGTAGTTACCGTTATCGGCTGCTGTAGTAGTCGGACAGTACTTATAATCTATAGTACCAAAGTTCCTAATACTGCTTACAGAGTACCAATAAGCATTAACTTTAGTTCCATCTGTAAAGAAGTTAATGTAGTATGCTGTATCTGATTGGCTATCTTTCTCATCCTTCACTAAGGACTTATATTTAGATACTTCCATTAAGTGAGTATCATAGCCTTCATACTTAATATCTCTTACCTTTATTTCAGCTACCACCTTCTTATCCTTATAAGTAAAATAGTAGTCCACTGGTGCATATTTATCTTCTGTAGGGTACAGATTAGTAGCACCCACTTGTATTAAAAATGATTCTAATAGTTTTCTTCCATTTAGTTCTAATTCATCAAATTTATCCATTTAAGCTAGTAGTTTGTACTAGCCTGTATTCCATTATCATAAGTCATAAATCATTCACATTAACCATATACCATTTACAGGCTAATGGGTTATTCTTCCTTAGCAGGTTCTTCTTTAGTTTGTAAATCCTGCTGTACCATCTGTAACAGTCCAGCCACATCTTTATAAGGTTGCTGGACTAAGTAGTTAATAATTGCGTTAATAGTTTGTTCTGACATACGTTTCATTCACTTAGTATATTTAATGCTTCATCTGATTCTGATATAACTGCATTTCCTTCTTCATCTACCCACATAGTTCTTATCTTTAATAGCCTTAATAACCCTATCTGTTTCTTCTGTGATATGTTGTTTAATCTCATTTACTACAGTCCTAATAAGGAAATACATTAGAACTGTTAAGAATGTTAGTAATACATAGGTTGTAAACATAGTATATATAGTTTAAGTAGTTAATAATCAAAGTAAAGTAAGGCTATCTTCACAGACTACCTTACTGAATGAATAACGAAGTTAGTTATAAAATAAATAATCTATGTGATAGGATAATCTTTGTATTAGAAGTATCTGTAGTATTATTACTTTGATTAGTAGTAAAATAGAACTAAATTACTCACTAATCAGAATGATAAAGTCATTCCCATTTAACTCTTTATCATATTGCAAATGTAATAATAATATTTTACATATCAAAGCTAAATTACAATAATTTTAATAATTTATTCAAACACTATCTTAGGTCTGATTATTATAGTTGTGAATATAGGTTTAGCAGTATATCTGTAAGGAAATCATTCTCTTCTACAGTTTTAAATCTTTTCCTGTCTTTAAGTTTAGTAGCATTATAATAAAGAGAGAAATTAGCTGTTAGTTCATTAGTGCCAGCTAGTAAACCTGCCATCATTATACATTTAGAACCTTTGTAAAACTTAATACAACCACCTTCTTTATAAAGTCGGATGATATATTTAATTCCTATGCTGTTTAAAATTTCCTTAGCTTTAATACCAGCTTCTACTGCATCTTTCTTTAGCTTTAATATTCTAGCTTCTTCTGATTCCTTTATACTGGGTGTAAAGTCAATAACCATAGCTTACTTAATTTTAATGTACTGAATAATATAACCTCTTACCTGCTTACCATCTATTCTTTTCCTAGCTTCCTTAATCTTAGCATAATCTTCAAAGTCTTTAATGCTAGCTTTTCCTTTGATTCCTAATGTGCCATAAATACTATTCAAGCAATCTTTAATATCAGCAGAAGGAATAAATTCACCGATTCTAAATGCAGGAATAGTAAGCAGTAACTTAGCTACCTTAGCATTATTATCCATCTTTTCAGAGATACTAATAAGAAGTCTTTGAATATGTGAAGTATGATATTTAAGTTCCCTAATCTGTTCCATACCTAATAGCTCATAAGCATCTTTGATATAGCTATACTTCTTCTTCAATAAGGCTAATCTGTCACCATCTGTAAGACTGAATACCATACCTTCCTTTCTTTGCATTATAGAATCATATTCTTCTATAGCATCCTTAAAGGTAGTTCTGGCTGAATCATTCTTTAATAGCTTATCAGAAGTCTTATCTGTACTGCATCCTATAGCCATACCAGCCTTATTATATTCAGTGTTTAAATTAACTTGTAAACTGTATGTATGGTTAAGTACCTTGAAGTTATAAATATCCAGTTTCATCCTATTAGGGTCAAATACAAATTCACCAGTATTTTCATCTTTCCAAATGTAATGATAGATGCTTTCTTTAGTCCCTTCCTTAATTTCCTTATCATTATTAACCTTAGTAATATATGATTTGGCTTTCTGTTCTTCTTCCAGAACAACCTGCTTATATTCTTCATAAGTAAGGTCTGTATTGTATCTGGTAGCTTTATAAAGATGTGTAATAGTATCTGCATACTGGGTATTTCTAATTCTACCTGCTATCTGTCTTACCTGTGTACTAATATCCATTAAGGTTTGCGCTTTACTACTTTCAGAGATAATATAAATTTTACCTTCTGTATCAAATAAATCACAGCCTTCAAAACAGGTGGAAGTATAGAAGTTTATCTTCTTCACAGGATCAGTAGTTTCACCATTGGTAACACCTTGACAAGTATGCTTATAGGTTTCATTATTCTTACTAAAGATGATTCTGGTATTCTCATTAGTAAGGTTACAGTTCTTAATCATAGTAGCAATAAATTCCACCGAGTTTACAAAGAAGTGGGCATTACCGAATACTTTACCTTCTAAGAAGTCATTGATAACTTTCTTTACTGTAGCACCTACATACTTACATTGTACTGCATTTACCTTTACTTCGGTCTTATGTTCCCAGTCTATCTTAAAGGTCGGAATATCCTTTAGTTCTTCCAGCATTAAATCATATTCAATAGGGGTAGCTGTTAAGAATGACCATTCTTTGAATTTCTTGTATTCGTCTAATACAGTCCTTACAGCCTTGTTTCTAAAGACATACTGGATAAACAACAGGTGTAGTTCATCTATTAGTAAGAAGTATTTATAACCAGTAATACCAGCAACTTTAGCTAAACTATCATAAGTACACATAATCTTTTTAGCACCTTTCTTAGTATTCAAATACTCTCTAATTTCGTATGTGGTAACACCTTCATAAACACCTAGTACATTAACCTTACCATCTGTATTATATTTCTGCATCTTATTCTTAATTAGTGATACAAAGGGAACACATATAATAGTATCTTTACCATCTTCTAAAGCTATAGATGTTCCACCGCATCCTACTTTACCTTTATCTATTAAATATCCTACTGGTAATCCATCCTCTTTGAATAATGGATATTCACCTAAATACTTGTACTCTTTAGTAATAATAATATTTGTCATAATTGCAAATTATTTGTTTAGTTATTCGGTTTAAAATCTGGAGTTTATAAGCATCTGGAGTTTGAATTATGGGTATGACATTTTTGGGTATTCTTTCTATAGAAGATTGAGGTTTCGCTACCAAAATTTGTCACACTTGAAATAAAATAATAAGCGTATCACTACGCTTACTATTCCTTGTTAAACTAACTCAAACTCACAAATTATGAATGAATAATTAACTTCAATACCTAAAATATGCTCAAAAGGTACTGTGGTATTAACTTTGCTATCTTATTTATGGCTATTAGTAGCGAGGCTGGGAATCGAACCCAGAGCATTAGGGAATGAGCCTAATATGCTACCATTGCACCACCTCACATATAAAATGAACTTTTAGAGTGTTTTCAAGAAGGGAAACTGGCTAACTAGATAACCAGTTCTCTAGGCAATAGAATTAGATCTATGTTTTAGTATGATAGTTTCTCTCATTTATTGTAATACAAAGATAAGAAGTATTCTTGATATATACAAATATTTAATAACATTTCTTAAATATTGTATTTATGCGGTTATAAGCATTGTATATTGAGGTCACAGCAAGGTAAGTGAGGGATGAAGCAAGGTGAAATATAACTTTTTATCGCTTCTATCTATCAGTCCCGCATCCAAGGCGGAATATACCGTGTTATGTTGTACTCCTATTTCGTGAACTATTCTATTCAGAGATAGGTCTACAATATTGGATGCTATTCTAGACCAGCATTTGAATCGGATTAAAAAGCCGATAACATTTCTATCTACATCTGCATCTAACAGGCTGCTATCTATGGCTACAAAGAACTTGGTAGGTTCTGTATAGCTATACTTATTACTGCATCCAGCTCTATCTATTGTTAGGTTGGCTACTTCCTCAAACTTCTTTAGATGGGTGAAGATGGTAGTTTCACTAACACCTGTTATTCTTACTATATCTTTAATAGTACTATCTGGATTCTTACTAATGGCTACTAGAGTGCAGAAGTAAGTAAATGCTTCATTGTTAGTAAGAGATTGTAGTATAGGTATGCTTAATTTGATATTCATTGCTTAGGGTGTTTGATAATTGATAGAGGTTATCTATATTTGTATATTATTTAATCTATATGGCTATGTCGGAGGATCAGAAGGAATGCTTTGTAATAATGCCCATTAGTGATGCAGAAGGCTATGATAAAGGACATTTTACTAGAGTATATTATGATATTATTAAACCAGCAGTAGAAAGCGCTGGTCACAAACCTATTAGGGCAGATGAAGTTGTTTCATCAAATCTAATTCAATTAGATATAGTAGAAAGACTTATTTATGCACCTTTAGCTATATGTGATATTAGCAGTCGTAATCCTAATGTGTTTTATGAACTGGGGATTAGACACGCATTTAATAAACCTGTAGTTCTGATGAAAGATAATGTTACACCTAATGCTTTTGATATAAGTTCTTTTCGATATATTGAGTATACAAAAGAGATGGGCTATAGAGATGTAACATCTGCTATTAAACAATTAAAAGAATTTATACTAAGTACAGTTAATGATTGGAATATAGACAAAGGTGTAAACTCTATTATTAAATTATTACCCGATACTAAGGAAAATCCAACTAATCTTATTTCCGAATTTATATTACAAGAAGCACAGCAATTATGTAAAGATCTTAATTCCAAGAATCTTTTCCTATTAGAAGATTTATTTAAAGATCGCTTAAACTCACTTGAACAGCTATGTATTACAAAGTCCGATAAATTAGTATGTGAGTATTTGAGATCTAAATTTTATTTTCAATATAAGAACCAAATATTTATAAGCGAATAGAATTATGGATATTCTGATGGCATTTCTTACAAAGAGACATTAAATTCTTTGGATTATACGCCAAGCTTCTCCTTTTCAAATGGTCTGTAGTAGACATAAAACTAGTAATATGATGTACATCTACTGCTAATACTACTTTATCTTCTTTCAAACATAGTTCACATAATGGCTGCTGCATTAGCTTAGCTAGTCTTAATTCCTTCCATTTGGTAGACTGGTATATCTTCTGTCTTTCTTCCCTGTTAAATGTTCTGGAAGGCTGCTTATTCGGTTTCTTTAGGTATGGCATATAGTTCTGCAGGTATTATGTATTCACCTTCTTCATTCTGTACTTCCAATGGTGCTAATTTACTATTCATTGTATAGCTGGACTTCTTAGCATAGCATCTTATAGTATTGAATTGCACTCTTAGTAGTTCTAATACAGATTCTTCTGTTACATCTTCCAGCCCTACTTCCATACATCTTATTACTGCTTTCTGTAGGAAATCTTCTACAGTCTGGGACATATAGACAGTATCTTTATAGTATGTTGTATATTGCTTTACTAATTTAGGGTAATGTTTGCCTATTATATCAGCTATCTTAGAAGCATTCTTATGCAGAGGCTTATCTATTACAGTATTGTAATTGTATTGGTCATATTGTGGCTTCCAGTTAATTATCTTATCTGTTGTTTTTATATCAATGTGAAATAATGCTGCTGCTTTGTCTAGTCCGTAATCATAAACATATTGTAGTAGGACTGATTTAGGTGGTCTTATCATTCTTGAATTTAATGTACTGGTTAATGGTTTCCCTGTTATAATTGAAGAAGTCTTTTAGTATGGCTTCTATCAGTGGTGCTTTATCTGATTTGTGGTTAGTATGTTCATCTATAATATCAATATTTCTATTAAAGAAATCTGCTAATATCAATCTTAGTAGTTTAGGCCTGTCTTTACCTAGTAATTGCTGTAGTTCTGTTAGCAGCAGGTCGGTATTCAAGTCTATTTTAGCTTTAATTTCTATTGGGTAATTACACCGTCTCTCCATAGTTTTACCTTTAATTGTATTACAAATTTACTAATACCTTAATAGACTTCCAAATAAATAATTCACATTCTTTAATAATTATATTATAGTGATTATAAGCTGGTTAGAGCCATTACATAGCTTTATAAATTATAAAAATTAAATAGACTATAATATGATTGATTACACTATTCCAAAGGACATTGAAAAGGATGCTAAGGTATATATGCAGAATGTACTGGAACAGCTGGATAGTACTGGTATGTTAGAGAATGTGGATAGTGCGGCTTTAACGATGCTGGCTAGAAACTATAGTATGTTCATTAAGGCATCCAAACAGTTAGAAGATGAAGGTTTGACTGTTACCAGTGATAGGGGTAACATTGCACCGCACCCAGCTATTAAGATTGCTAAAGATGCTCAAACACAAGCTATGAAAGTTATGCTGGAGTTCGGACTAACAGCCAAGGCTAGAACTAAATTGCCTAAAGTAGAACAGGACGGGTATAATCCATTTGAGCAGTTTATAAAGGAAGGAAAGGAAACTAGGTAATGAATACCAAACTTTACTATGAATATTGTAGTAGGGTTCTTAATGGTGAAATAATAGCTGGTGAAACTATTAAGCTGGCTTGTAAGAGATTCCAGAATGACCTTAAAAGGGATGATTTAGAGTTTAGAGAAGATAAGGTAGATAGAGCCATTCTATTTATCAGCACATTGAAACATTATACAGGTAAACATTCTGGTAAACCATTCACCTTAGAAGGATGGCAGCAGTTTATAATAGCTAATATAGTTGGATTCTACTGGAAGGGAACTGCTACCAGAAGATATACTGGCAGCTATATAGAAGTAAGTAGGAAGCAGGGTAAGACAGCTTTAGCTGCTGCTTTATGCTTGTATTATTTAATAGCTGATGGTGAAGATGGTGCAGAAGTATTATTGGCTGCTAATAGCAAGGAACAGGCTAAAATTGCATTCGATATGTGTAGCAAGTTTAGTAAGGGACTGGATTCTAAAGGTAAGTATCTTACCGCTTATAGGGCTGATATTCTGTTTAACCTTACTAATTCCAAGTTGAAAGTATTGGCTGCTGATGATAGTAAGTTAGATGGTTTTAATGCCAGTTTTGGGTTGTTGGATGAATATCACGCCGCTAAGAATAGTAAGGTTAGGGATGTTATCAAGTCTAGTATGGGAATGAGAATGAACCCACATCTTTGTACTATTACTACCGCTGGATTTGACAAGACCTTACCCTGTTATCAATTAAGAACCGTAGCTATAGAGGTGCTGAACGGCTTAAAGATAGATGATGAAATGTTTATAGCTATCTATTCTTTAGATGCTGATGATGATTGGAGAGATGAAATGAATTGGGTTAAATGTGCACCAAACTTAGATATTACAGTTACTTCCAAATACATTAGGGGACAGGTACAGCAAGCTATTAATAACCCTGCTGATGAAGTCGGAGTTAAAACTAAGACCTTAAATTTGTGGTGTGACAGTTCTAATGTATGGTTACCAGAGGATTATATTATAAAATGCAGTAAAGAAGTTGACCTTAATAAATTCGCTGGTATGGATTGCTATACAGGTGTGGATTTGGCTGCTACTTCAGATTTAACTGCTGTAGCTTACTTAGTAGTACAGGATGGTACTTACTACTTTAAGACACATTACTATCTTCCAGAATCAGCATTAAAGGATAAGGCAGATAAGGAACTTTACAAATACTGGAAGCAGCAGGGGTATCTTGCTGTTACCAGTGGTAATGTTACTGATTATGACTATATAACTACTGATATGCTTAGATATGCCGATGTAGTTAATATCCAGTCTGTTGGCTATGATAAATATAATGCTACACAATGGGCTATAGATTCTACAGAGCAGGGACTACCATTAGAAGAATATCCACAAACACTAGGTAACTTTAATATGCCTACTAGAGAACTGGAAAGGCTAATACTATCTGGTAAGGCAGTTATTGATAACAATGAAATAAATAGGTACTGCTTTAGAAATGTTACTTTGAAGTCTGATTATAATGGTAATGTTAAACCGAATAAGGCAGTAGATAAAAAGAAGATAGATGGAACTATAGCAATGATACAAGCATTAGGTATGTATTTGCGAAACCCTAGATTTAGCAATGAAATTATCACAATTTAATGGGACTTTTTACTAATTGGTTTAAAAAGAAAGAACCAGCGCAGGAAACCAGAGGGTTATTCTGTGATTCATTGATGTATAATATGAATGGTGGCTACACTACTAATAAGGCTATGCTTCTTAGTACTGTTTACAGATGCGTGGATGTTATTAGTGACGCAGTGGCACAATTACCATTAGAGCCATACTACATTAATGATTCTGGTTATAAGGAGAAGTTTATTAAGCATCCTACTTACTACTTACTGAACAAAGAGCCGAACAATAAGATGAGCAGGTTTACTTTCATTAAGACTTTGATAGTAAGTACACTGCTTAAAGGCAATGGATATGCTTATATAGAAAGAGATGCTAAAGGAGATGCAATGGCACTTCATTATTTACAGCCAGATTATGTTACTATTACTGAACAGAAGGATGGAATTAAATATAGTGTTGTAGGTATTAAAGGACTTGTAGAGCCTTGTAATATGATTCATATACTGAACTTTAGTTATGATGGTATTACTGGAATCAGTACTTTACAACACGCCAGACAGACTTTGGGACTGGCTACAGATTCTGAATCACACGCACAAGGATTCTTTAAAGGCGGTGCTAATTTGGCTGGAATCTTAAAGGTACAATCTACTTTAACTGGTAAGCAGAAGGTAGATTTAAAAACTAGCTGGCAGACAGCATTCAGCCCCACTACTGGTACACCTAATGGAGTGGCTGTATTAGAAGGAAATATGGACTTCCAGCCTATTACAGTGAATCCCGCTGATGCACAGCTATTAGAAACCAGACAGTTTAACGTAATTGATATATGCAGGTTCTTCGGGGTATCACCAGTTAAAGCATTTGACTTATCTAAGAGCAGCTATAGTACTGTTGAGGCTACCCAGTTAGCTTTCCTTACTGATACATTGTCACCATTACTAGAGAAGATAGAATTAGAGTTTGAAAGGAAGCTGTACAAGCCTTCTGAAAGAAGTAGAATAGATGTAAGATTTGATACATCTGTATTACTAAGAGCGGATAAACAATCTTTAGCAAACTACTACAATACACTGTTTAATATCGGTGTGGTTAGTGCCAATGAGATTAGAAAGCAGTTGGATTTACCTGCTGTAGATGGTGGAGATTCCCATTTCGTACAAGTGAATCTGATGGAGATTAAAAATGCTGCTAATAACATTCCATCTAATAACAATATAATCAATGATACAGACAATTTACAAGGGGACTGACTTAGTATTCAATATTAAGTTGGAAGATAAGGACGGCATTCCCTTTAGGGTAAGAAACACTTCTGAATTTATACTAAGACTTTACACCACAAACCCAGCAGAGTTTATAGAATGTAGTTTTAAGGGTGGTGATTTGACTGGTATAGTAGAAGAAGATAGAATAGATAAGGCGGTTATAAATTCATCTGACCTAGATAAGCTACAATCTGGACTAATCTATTACAGCTACAGCTTTAAAAGTCCTAATGCTATGTTCAATGATGCTTATTATGACGAGGTAGTTAAAGGGCAGACTAATTATTATTTGAAGTAATGGAACTACAGAGAGCAACTAAAGAAGGAGTATTAGAACTGGATAGAATCAGTGCCAAGATTGGTAGTACAGTTAATGCTGTATGGGGTACTATAGAAGGTGATATTACTAAGCAGACCGATTTACAGGATGAACTAAAGAAGGTAAAGGATAGTATTCCTACTAAAGTTCCTGCTGATGGTGGTAATGCTGATACTGTAAACGGACATACAGTAGAATGTGATGTACCTGCTAATGCTAAGTTTACTGATACTGTTTATGATGATTCTACTATTAAGGCTGGCATAGCTAATAAGGTGGATAAGGTATCTGGCAAAGGTTTATCTACTAATGACTACACAACACCAGAGAAGCAGAAACTGGCTGGACTTAGTAACTATGACGATTCTGCATTAAGAAAGTATATTGAATCCTTAGAGGAACAGAACAAGCTATTAAAGGAACAGGTAGCAGCATTACAGAATCAGATAGATAATACTGGTTGGATTCTATTGGAATGATAACAATACTATGAGAGAACTAAGAAACTGTAATGAAATTGTAAAGATGGATTCTAGGACTGTAGAAGGGTATGCTTTAGTATTCGGTAAGCAGTCTAGGGATTTAGGTGGCTTTACTGAAGTAATAGAACCTACAGCCTTAGAAGGTATTTTAGAAAAGTCTGATATACTATGTTTACTTAATCACAATGAGGATAGAGGTATATTAGCCAGGTCTAAATATGGTACTGGAAGCCTAGAATTAACTATAGATGATACTGGACTTAAATACAGGTTTGAAGCACCTAACACTGCTTTAGGTGATGAACTGTTAGAAGGTCTTAGAAGGGGTGACATTAGTACTTCTTCATTTGCCTTTACTATCGGTAAAGATACTTGGACTAAGAAGGAAGATGGTAGTTATTTAAGAACTATCAATAGCTTCAAAGAATTATTCGATGTATCACCTGTATATAAGGAAGCATATCCAGATACATCTGTAGCATTAAGAAAGATGCAGGATTTAGAGAGCGAGGATTTAAAAGATTACTTCGCTGGACTTAGGAGTAAGTTAAACTAATGAACACCTTAGAACTACTGGACAAAAAGGAACTGCTTCAAAAGAGAGCAGAGGAAATTATATCTGGTGCTGAGAAGGAAGTAAGAAAGCTAAATGCTGGCGAGCAGGTAGAATTTGATGCACTTACTAAAGAAGTGGCAGATATAGATATTCAGATTAGGAAGATTGAAGAAGATAACCTTAAACAAACAACACATACAACTAATACTATGAAGGAAAAGTTTTCACTTTTAAAGGCTATCAATGATGTAGCCAATAACAGACAATTAGACGAGAGAGCACAGGAAGTAGTAACTGCTGGTATTGCAGAAATGCGCAAGGCTGGTCAGTCTTATAGCGGACAGATTGTACTTCCTATCGAGGAAAGAGGTGATATTAAAGCTACTGTAGCTACAGCAGGACAGGAGAATGTAGCAGAAGATAAGTTAGGCATTCTAGAACCATTGAGAGCAAGTTTGGTATTGGCACAGGCTGGTGCTTCTTATATGACAGGACTTGTAGGTAATGTTTCTATTCCTGTTTATTCTGGTTCAAATGTAGGTTGGGCTGGTGAAGTAGCTGCTGCTTCTGATGGTGCAGGTACTTTCAGTGAAGTAAACCTAGAGCCTAAAAGACTTACTGCTTACATTGATGTATCTAAGCAGTTCTTAATCCAAGACTCTAATAGTGCAGAAGAAATGCTAAAGAGAGATATTGTATCAGCTATTTCTAATAAGTTGGAAGCTACTATTTTGGGTACTGCTGCTGGTTCTGCTACACAACCTGCTGGTTTGCTTAATGGTGTAACTGCTGATACTGCTGCTGTTACTTATACAGACTTTGTAAATATGGAAGCTACATTAGGTGAGAAGAATGTAAGAGGTGATATTAAGTTTATTGTTTCACCTTCTGCCAAGGCTGTATTAAAATCTACTGCCAAGAATCAAAATTCTTTCATTATGGAAGGTAACGAGGTAAACGGTTATCCAGTTCTTTGTACTTCTGCTGTTGCAGGTAAGGGTATTGTTTATGGTAACTTCGCTGATTTGGTTATCGGTCAATGGGGTGGAATTGATTTAACAGTAGACCCATATACACAGGCTGCTAACGGTAAAGTAAGACTTGTTATCAATGCTTACTTTGATGCTAAGCCTAGAAGAGCAGAAGCATTTGTTAAGAAGGTTCTTAAAGCCTAATTATAGTCTATTTAATAAGTAGTAAGCTATGTATATAACTTTAGAACAAGCAAAGAAACACCTGCTAGTAGATGAGGATTTTAGGGCAGATGATATGTACATTCTGGACTTAATAGCTGTAGCAGAGGATTCAGTATCTAAACATTTAGACATAGCTTTAGATGAATTAGAAGTAGGTGGTATTTTACCACCTGCTATAATTCACGCTATGTTACTAATGATAGGTAATCTTTATGCAAATAGAGAACCTGTTAGTTATGGTACAGTGGTTAAGATTCCCTATAGTTATGAATATCTGATAGGACTTTACCGTAAATACACAATTAAATGAGAGCAGGAACATTACATTATCCTATTACCATACAAGAACCTGTAGCTATTAAAGATGGCTATGGTGCTAATTCTATTGATTGGAGAGATGTTATTAGCACTAGGTCTAATGTTACTTATAACAGTGGTAATAGACAGAATCAGAATAATGAAATAGTTCATTCTTATACTGTAACCTTTACTGTTAGATATTATCATAAGGTAAATGAGAATATGAGAATCCTTTGGAATGGAAAGAAGTACAGGATTCTTAGCATAAATCCAGAATTATATAAGCAATCAACCACTATAGTAACTGAATTGATAAATGAATAACATAGAAGTAGATGCCAGACAGGTAGTTTCTATGTTTGCGGATTTGACCAGTAGGCAGCAAAAGCAGGTCTATAGAAGTGCTTTGAGAAAGGGTGCTGGTATTCTGGCAACGGAAACTAAAAGACAACTAAGACAGGCTTTAGGTAGGGCAGCTTCCAGTAGAAACTGGTGGAATGGTAGAACCTTAGTAAGTGGGGTTAAATCTA